GACTTACCACACTCCTGATATGGTGCCTGTTGATACGTATGTTCGTTGTACGGTAGGAACGACACACCTGACATCTCATCAAAGTGCTTGTACACGAAAGCACCCACTTCAAACCACTCATCAGACCTCACGTTAATTGTCACGGAGGGCTTATGCTCACACCAATTTCGCTGGTAGGCTAACCACATCTCTAGCTGCTCTATGGCAGTCATATCAGCGGTCACTACTGCCTTGTCTGGAGCCTTCTGTGGGAAACTAAACACCACTGTAGTATCAGGCTTCATAACACAAGGTTGGTTTGGTATGCCACGATCCTTTAGGAAGTTCGTCAGCGGGTCTTTAATATCTCCACGCACCGTGCGAATGTAATAAGGGCTGTGACGAGCGTGTATACCACTGCTAGAATCAACAAGTTGGGAGACAGTGCCACTAGGTTTGACACAAGTGATAGCAGTAGCAACAGGGATACTGAGCAACTCAGCCCATTCAGCATTAGTATTGATAGCGACATTTTTAAGATGCTCCAATGTTTTAGCTAACCCATCGTTCTTGATGGTCATTAGCGGATTGTCCATAATACCCGTGAGGCTAACCCCCAACAAGCGTTCTTCTTCTGTATTGTCCTTCCACTCTTTAGAAAGATATGGAAAGTGAGTGTAGGTACTTTGGATAGTACCCAAGATGGTAGCAAGTTTTACCTTACGTTCTAAGTCTTCGATAGTATCGGTAGCACGGATAACGCACTCTGTTAGGTTGCAGAACTGGGAATCACGTAAAATTATTTCGCTGCAAGGATTCGTGCCAAAGTCTTGATCTGCATTACGGCGTCCGTTCTTTGCTGCCTGTACCTTAGCTGCCTGACGGTTAAAGATACCCCGTTCACCACTACCACTTTCCACTAGGGCTTGCCACTCACGCATGAATGAGATGCTGTCTGGCTTCTCAGTGTAGCTTACAGAGTTGTTAGCCAAAGCCCGTTGTGGATCGTTGTCCCACCATGCACCTGACTTAGCGTGACGCATACGATCATCTGACAGGTTACTCAGAGAGATCATGGCTGACCTACGAACACCACCAACCACTACCACCTCACCAATCTTACACATGATGTCGTGACACTCAATAGACGACAGCTTACGACCTGTAGCTACCTTGAACGTGTGGATCACAAAGTTAAACAAGTCGATCAGGGGTGCAGGGCCTGAGGCACGACCACCGAAGGTCTTGAGCCTAGCACCAGCAGGACGAACCTTAGACACATCCCATCGGGGAACCTCCCCACTGTACAAAAGTGCAATCAACTGACGTAGTGACTTAGCCCAACCCTCCTTACTGTCTTTAACAACGATTGTTGTCTCACTGCTAAACATCTGGTCTGGAACCTCTGGCAGCTTATTGACGTACTGTCGTTCAACTGAGAACCCTACACCTGTGCCACACAACAAGATAAACATAGCTTGGTCAAAGCTCTTAATGTTCTTAACCGCAAGGTAACTACAGTTATACATAGCAGTATTGTCACGGAGGGCTGCTGGGCCTGCTGTCATAAGAGAGCGCATAGATGGCATTACGTCCAGAGATAGAATAGCCTCTTCGATCTGCTTAATGTAACTGTTTTCACCAGCCACAGGCTTGACGATATTATCCATGTATCTACTGACAGTCTCTTGCCAAGTCTCACGGCGTCCCTCTTTATCAAGCCAACGTGCGTACCGTGACTTGTGGATGAACGACTGGTAGTCTGTTGGTAGGTGGTTACTGCTCATCGGTTATCCCCTGATCCACTAATCACACCCCGTTTGGCACGATCATTTAGTTTGTCCATGTTAACTTCCATTACCTCTGGTAAGTTACTGTAGAAGTAGTTAGCCAAAGCTGTCGTGTAGAACAGGACGTCACCCAACTCCTTGACGATATCTTTCTGGCTAACCTCCGTGTTGTCACGGAGGTACTTCTTTACCTTCTCAGCTACCTCTCCAGCCTCTCCTACAAGACCTAAGGTATTTTCCACTAGACGGACTTTATCTTCCGCAGTGACCTTACCCTCAACCCAATAAGAATACTCCATTGGTGTCACGTTTACGATGCTAAAGGCATCAATGTCTTCTTGTGTAATCATGCTGTTCTCCCGCAAAATTCTGTTGTTGAATGTGGCTCTTTCATTATGTCGAATAGATACCACGCACAGTTATCTTTTCCTACGCTCTTACTACCCTCTATCCACTTGACCCTACCTACACTAACAACCTTCTCACAGTACGACATAAGAATAGCTGACTGCTTAGTGTGCATCCAATCTGCATCAAACAGTAACCAAGTTGGACATATCTGCATCCATATTTCTATCATGGGGTGTAATATCTTTCTGTCCCAAGGTGGGTTTGTTATACAGAAATCTATCGCCCCATACTCACCAAAGCTAATGTCAAGAGCATCATGCTTGTATACAAAAGGATGTCTTGGTTCAATATCACAAGCATATAAACACTCCCCATGACCATCAGATAACTTACTGATATGTTCTATTAGTCTCCCGTCTCCCGCACAAGGTTCTGCATAATCAAATGCGTAAGGTAAGTGCGGCATCAGGGGTTCTACAGCTTCTATCGGTGTTGGGTAGTAGTCCCTTGGTACTCTTTCGAAGTCGCTACGTTTCCCGATAATATTCACCATGAAGCCCTTTAGCTTTATTACGGTAAGCCTCAGCAGCTTCCTCTGCTGTGTCGAACACCCCTAAGCTCAACCTGTTTCCCCCCACACCTATTTGCGCCCTAAACTTACTTTTGTGTTTAGCGACCCCTTTGTACGGCACAGAGGCGTCCTTGTGACCCTTAGAGTTGAAACCGTTAGTGGAGTAGTTAGCTAGCCTAAGATTATCAATCTTGTTGTTAACGCTATCTCCATCTATATGATCCACTAGAAACCCTTCGCAACTATCATTGAAATAGTCCCAGATAACACGATGAAGCATCCTATTGACCCCATCGTACCGAACAAGGTAGTATTTGTTGGTGGTTAGATAACCCGCACGATCCCCCACGCTAACGCGGTTAGAAGTACGAACTTTCCAAAACAACACACCCTCTTTGTACTCGAATAGCTCCCTAACTCTATGTCCCATACGTTAGTTCGTCCCTACGGTCTGCAATCAGCTTATAAGCGGTATCAAGACCCTCGTTATAACCCTTATCCTCTTCTGAAAGTTCACCTTCCTCTTCAGACCTGTAAAGTTTCCCTAAAGATATTTCCAACTGTAAACAGACTACCCAACCTATACGCCTAAAAGTATCTTGTGCTTCAGTATCAATCATTTCCATACATCTCCTTTAATCTTGCCTGAGAGATGAACTCTGGATCGTACATCCCGTCCTCCACTTCTCGTTTAACAACTATGCCAGACCACCACTCTTTGTTGGCTTGACCCGCCCATCCTTCCGCTGCGCCCTTGTAGCATCCAGCGACAAGGCCAATGACCCCTCTAGGGTGAGAAGCATCTTTAAACTTAAGGTCACGTTTATGACTATGACCACAAGTAGAACTATGATGCCTGTGAGCCAGTAGTGCATTAGCATGGTGCATACCAGACATAGCAGACCCAAAGTTACCACTACTAAAGAAGTGAGAATACGAGACGCCATCGTAATCAGCAATCGCTGGTGCGGAGTGTTCATACTCGTGGTACTCATCGAACCACCTGTCTGTCTGGAGATGCCCGAAAGATATGCCATACTTTGATCCTTCGAGGCGAGGATCGTGTTTAAGAGCTTTTTTAATTCTATTTTCATGGTTACCCTCAAATCCTATGTAAGCTGGACGCTTACGCTTGTGGTGTCTGAACTTCCACCTGATACGTTCTTGTGCATCATTGTAATGCTCAATGTCTTGCTCATAACTCTGACTTACGATTGCCTCTGGGTAACGAGTGTCAAATGTATTTAAAGACCGCATATCAGCGCCATCACCCAAATCTATAACATAGTCAGGCTTAAGATCATACAAGAACTCCCCCAACCAATTAAACCTCTCGTTACTCACGCTTGGATCAACGTGAGCGCACGAGAAGACTACTACTGTCTTTCCTGCCATTACTTTTCCTTTATCCATTGCTCTGGTATTAACTTGTCTGCGTAGAGGTACCCATGTCTCTGACACCACTCAGCATAACTTGTCTTAGAGCCTTTGTTTATCTTAGCCTTAGAGTTAGAGAACACAAACCTAATATCAAGTTTAGGGTATTGCCGCTTAACCATCAGATGTTTCTTTCTGTCGGCTGCGACAAACCGTCCCTTTGATTCAATTATGATACCGTTAGGAAGCTCAAAGTCCGGCGTGTAGGTTCTGATCTCGTTAACCTCATACTGGATTTTGAACTCCTCATACTTAAACGGTACGTTCAACCTCTTTAGCTGCTCTGATATACGATCCTCTAGGCCAGACCTATAACCGTACTTTAGACCAATAGAGTTACTTTTCTTCACAAATCTGCTCACCTTCTATTATTTCGGAGGTATCCATACTTCACCAACTTCCCGTCTAAGCCAAAGTAATCTAGCGTTTTCTATTACCCTTTGCACATCACCCTCGTATGCCTTTACACAAGCGTCCCACAAGTCCCCTTCTGTGGTAAGGTCCAACAACAACTTTTGTGCAGTCTTGGGGCCAATCCCATGAACCCCTTTAATGTTGTCTGAAACATCGCCCGTTAAAATCTGAGTGTAGAAAAACTTAAGCCCTGATAACTTAGACACCGTAGTCCAGCTACCTTTAGTAAGATTAAAATGGCGACAAGGTATCTGCAACATGTCCTTATCTACAGAGGCGACGATAGTTGTTGGGCCACATCTAGTGGCTTCTATTGCAATCAGGTCATCTGCTTCTTCTCCTTCACTAATAATAGCCCCATAGTATTTCACCAGATAAGCTCTCGCCTCTGATAAATCCACTGGTTTAGGGGTAGACTTTCTAGTCTCCTTGTAAGGAAATGACTTAGCGACTTTGTAACGGAAGTTGTCAGAGCCAGTTAAGTAAACCTGATATAAACCACTATCAGGGGACCTAACTGTTTTGTCGATAATGTACTTCATACTTTTATCTAAGTGACGCTCTAACTTAGTAGTCCCCGCTGCCCAGAACTTGTAACCCTTTACAAACATCTCGTGATGATCTTGTTTGTACTTGTACAACTTAAGGTCAGTTTTTACGGCATCCTTAAAATACTCACTCTCTAAGGATGCCGCTGATCTATAAGCCACAATGTCTCCATCAATTAAGACTTTGCTGCTTTCCATTAAAACCCCCCAAAGACCATCTGACCGTCATCTTTCTCGAAGGCAACATCTTCTACATATGTAAACCCCCCTGACCTTGCTGCGTCAGCAAACGCATGAGCCAGTGCGTGAAGGTCGTCTATGTTGTGCCGAACTATGGTTGTGGTTCCGTAGAACCCATCATCTTCTCCAGTAGACTCAAATTCAATAGTCACCCTCATTAGAAGACACTCCGATCATCTGCCCTACTAGCCTCAAACACAACGTGATCAACAACAGAGATTTTCTCAAGTTGTGTGATCTTACCGTCCCAAACATCTAGCTTTGCGATAACCTTTGATCCGTTACCAATCAAACCGTCAGTTTCCCAGTTCCAAGGCACATGATTTTCACCAACCTTTTTGAACATTGCAGGCGCTCCAATAACCACTCCCTGCTCCCCTGTCTCTTGGTTACGAAACTTAGGGTTAAAGTGGGGTCGGGTTGCCTTGTAGTACATTCGACCTTCTTTGTCAGTCTTAAACAACTGAGCCTGTAGACCTTTGTTTGGGACGCCATCAGCAATCATCCTCTTCTTGATATCTTCAGTAAGCATCAGATTTATGACATACACACCCTGTTTTGCATCCATGTTGATTGCCATGTCTGAGCCATCGTTTGGACCCATGTCCCGATCTTCTTCACGAAGTTTTGCCCATTCAACTTCGCACTCTACCACTACTGTTTTTCCCATTTGAATTTCCTCTCATTCGGGTGTCCGTACTATATTATATAGACCCATTTAGCATTTCCACAACCAAAAATATTATTTATTTAATGGATGTCTGCATAGGTCTTGCCAAATTGTACATCAGTGCCTAGTGGCACATTTAGCTGTACTTTCTCGTTCAGTTTAATTGCAGCCTCGTGCATGATCTTTTCTACCGCACCCTCTTCTCCTTCCTTAACTAGAGCAATCACCTCATCGTGAAATTGCCCAATAGACTTAATTCCCTTGGACCTACATATAGAGACCCAAGTATCAAAACAGAACACTCCAGTACCTTGATTGAGGGTACTGAAACGATCCTTCTCACTACGCAGGCTATACCAAAAACCTGACACAGGGTTCTTAAGCCACATACTACCGAATAACTCACGAGTTCGTAAACTCTTTGACACACGTTCAATAGCCCAGTTACGTGACCAGAAGGCCATCAGTAGCGTCTTAGCCTCCTTACTAGTCATACCTGTCTCACGGGCCAGCTTAGGCGCTCCTACACCATACGTAGCACTATAGTTAACCACTTTGTAATTCTTACGGAGGGCTTTGAGTGAACGCTCTCCAGAATTGTGCTTGTCGATATCGTCTTGAGTAATGACACCAGCGTGTAGAGCCAAGTCTAAATGTGGATCAAAGCCTTCACGGCTCATAGCCTCAACATAGTCAGGGTCTAATGGTTTCATATAGTGTCGTTTGGTCGTGTCCTCTAGTGATGTCATGTCGGCACCAGCCAAAACATAACCTTCTGGACACGTTAGACACCCACGAATAACATCACCGTATGGCTTGTCTACACTAGGTAGATTTACCAATGGTCGGTAATGCTTGAACCTAAACGTATTGGTTAGACCTGCAATACCTGCCTCTAGCCAACCATCCTTGTGACACTCTAGAAAAGATTTAAGTATACCAGCCCTATGAGTAAGAACAGTGAGACCGTCAAGAAGGTCCACAGCAGGGTCAACCTGTCCAAGGCTTCGCACACTTTGGCATAGCTCTGCGTTATTCCGTATTTGTGCAATTTGTTTTTCATCACCTGTCACCTTGTTCCTTGTAAACTTATATGTACTTGGTTTCCACCCTAAAGAATACAACCAGTCTTTAACCTGCTCGTTAGAGTTAGGGTTACCACGCTCTTCACCTGTCTTAACGACAAACTTTATAGTCGTCTCTGGTTGTCTGTATTGCAAACACAGGTCAATCCACTTCTCCCAGTCTGACGACAACTCCCCGTCTTTCTTGTATTTATCTCGTTTAGGTCTTGTAGCAATACGAGTTAGAATACGCTTAGGCATAGCATCAGCCAGTTGCTCTACCTTTTCTACCTTTAGTGACATGATCTCATCATAGGCTGATTGAGCTTTAGGTACGTCTAATTTCCACTGTAGGGCCTCCTGCTCTCTGGCACAGTCTAACTTGAACGACAGGTAGTCTACCAAACGGTCTTTATCTTCTGGCTCTCCATAAAGCCTGTTTAGCTTCATGTCTAAATCACGCCACAGACGGTTGTTGATCTTAACATCTTCATCACACCTGTGAGCGTACTCTTGTGGCGTCAGGGTGTTCCAATCCTTAATCACAGGTTTAGGCACTCCATACTCCTCTCCGTAGCCCTCAAGCCCATGCTTCAAGCGGTCATGGTGTAGATACCAAGATAAAGCTAAGGTGTCTATCAAACGAGCCTTTACCTTGATACCTAGCACTTTTTCTATCGCAGGTATGTCAAAGCGTATGATGTTGTGGCCTACCAGAGTTTCTGTGTTGAGTAATACATAACGCATCTCATCGTAGTCATGGGTATGCTTAACTTCACCCATGTCGTTAGACCAAGACATGACATGAATTTTGGTCAACACATCTAATAGACCATCTGTTTCAATGTCGAATACTGTTGTCATT